TCAAGGTCGATACGACAATCTTTCGCGTTCGTGTTGGAGACCTGTATATCGGGAAATACATCGTGCCACAGGTAATCACCATTCGCGTCAAAGATACGCAAGCACTCGTCATACACACCACGCACGAATGAGTTGGAGTGAGAACCCGTCAGCATAGGTTCGTTCGGAATCCTACCGCCGAGCCAAGTAAGGTAAAAGATAGCAAGGGTGGTCTTACCGCTACCGGGCGGCAGACTGACCGCAAGTAAGTCCAGTTTATCGTCTGCAAGCTCCTGTAGTGCGTCCACCACCTGTTTCAGCACCTTGCGGCGCGGCGGGGAGAACTTCTTTTTCGGTTCTCTGCTCCACTCCACATAGAGTAGATAGCTGTCAAAATCATACGGCGCGGCGGCGAGAAGAACCCGCTTGTGTAGTCCGTACAGTTCCTTGACTTCCTCCTCAGAGGAGAGTGGGTCGCTGATAGCTCTCTCGCACTCAGCCGACAATAGCTTGAGATACTTCACCCCAAGCGGAATGTCCTCTTTCATAGCTTCCTTGCTCATATAGAGCAGGTCTTCCCAAGTCTGAAAGAGGTAAGCGTCCTTTTTTATTTTTTCGAGAATTTTTGAAAGTAGCTTTTCCATGTTTACCTCCTGCAAAAAGAAAAGCGCATGACTGGTCGAGGTCAAACCCTCAATCGCAATCATGCGCCGTAATCATCAATCGTCATTCTGTTTTCTGATACAGATATTCAAGTCCGTTCTTTTGGTCTCGAATACTCTCAACAGTATCACCGCTTACATAGAACACCATGTAATAATACCTATCTTGGGCGGTGGAGTAAATCCAACCCGTGTACCGCTGACCCTCCGCATAATCCTCAATCTGTTCCCAATCATTGAGCTTATTCAGAGAGGAGGGAACATCGGTCTGTGACAGAGCGTTCTCAATGCTTTCTGCCAATTCCACCGAAATACTGTTTTCTTCTGCGAACTTCTCAGCGTCCGTCTTTTCCGCAACGGATCCTTTCTGACCGCAACCGACCAACGCGAACACCATTACGACCATACACAATGCCAAAATCAGCTTTCTCATACACCGACCCTCCTTATTCCTTGCTGTTTGCACTTACGAAAGAATGTGGACTCCGACAGCCCCGACTGTTCGATAGCGTCTTTCAGCGGGAGAGAACCCTCCTGCCAACTCCGAGCCGCGCCGAGAAATCTGTCTGTCACCGCAATCGGCTTGCGCCCCTTGTACTTGCCCTCTGCTTTGGCAATCTCAATACCCTCACGCTGACGCTCAAGGATATTCTCTCGCTCCAATTCCGACAACGCCGCAAACACCGTCAGCATAAACCTACCTTGTGGGGTGTTGGTGTCTACTTTTTCCTTGTCAGATACCAGTTGCACACCTCGCCCCGACAGCACCGACACTGTACCGAGTAAATCCCGTGTACTGCGGGAGAGTCGTGAGAATGACTCTACATACAGGGTATCACCCTCACGGAGAAACGAAAGCATTTCATTGAACTGCGGTCTGTCCGTGTTCTTCCCACTGATTTTGTCGAGAAAGACTTTCTCCACACCGAGGGATTTCATAAGCTCCACCTGTCTTGCCGGATTTTGTTCTGCGGTGCTGACTCGTACATAACCGACCCTCATGTACCCACCTCCGATTTACTTTTCTCGCGGGATATATGTCAACTCAATATCATACCCAAGGGCTTCCATGATTTCCACGAAAGTCTTGTTCATAATACCGTCCTTTTTCTTGACGATTCTGTTGACATACTGACCCGTAGTCCCAACTTTCTCCGCAACGGCAAGCTGTGTGATACCCTGCTCCACACACTTGACCTTTACATCGAGTTCAATATTATTGCGTACCATAGTGCGT